TCAGAGGTGAATCACCACCTCGTCCCCCTCTGCTTTCATCACCACGCCCCACTCGCTGCCAGCATGTGACGCACCTTTCACACCGCTAACATTGTGCACATTGCGCAAACAGACCGACCAGTCCCGCGCCTCGCCGCTTCCTTTCAGGGTCAGGGTGTCGCCGCTGCGCGTCGCGGTCAGGGTGAAGGCGACAGCACCGTTCGCCGCGGAGACTTCGCTCACCGCCGTGGCGCCATCGTCCAGGTTAAACAGCTGGAAGGCCGTTCCCTCATTCCAGGCATAGTCCGGCTTCTGGTCGTTATTGCCCAGCGCCAGCAGGGTGTTGTTGCGCACGTAGACCGGCAGGCTTCGGAAGTCGTGCTGCTGTTTATGCCAGCGGTTGCCCTGGATTTCGTCGTTGTGCCACAGGTGCGTCCAGCGCCCTTCCGGCAGGTAGAACTGCACATCCCCCGCCTCGCTGAACACCGGTGCCACCAGCACCGAATCCCCCAGCATGTACTGGCGGTCGAGATAATCGCAGGCCGGATCGTCCGGGAACTCGAGCATCATCGCCCGCAGCATCGGCGTGCCAGACTCACGCGCCAGTGCCGCCTGGCGATAGAGGTATGGCATCATCCGGCATTTCAGCTGGGTAAAGTGACGCACCACGTCGCAGGATTCATCATCGTAAGCCCATGGCACGCGGTAGGATTTGCTGCCATGCAGGCGGCTATGGCTGGAGAGCAGCCCAAACGCGCACCAGCGTTTGTAAACGTGCGCCGGAGCGGTGTTTTCGAACCCGCCGATATCGTGGCTCCAGAATCCGAACCCGGACAGGCCAATCGATAGCCCGCCGCGCAGGCTTTCGGCCATCGACTCGTAGTTGGCGTAGCAGTCGCCGCCCCAGTGCACCGGGAACTGTTGCGCACCCACCGAGGCCGAACGGGCAAACAGCACCGCCTCCTCTTCGCCTACCGTCTCTTTCAGCACGTTCCACACCAGCTCGTTATAGATATAGGCGTAGTGGTTGTGCATTTTTTGCGGATCGGAGCCGTCGAACCACTGCACGTCGGTCGGGATGCGCTCGCCAAAGTCGGTCTTGAAGCAGTCAACGCCGATATCCACCAGGCCTTTCAGCTTGTCGGCATACCACTGGCAGGCTTCCGGGTTGGTAAAGTCGTAGATCGCCAGCCCCGGCTGCCATTTATCCCACTGCCATAGCGAGCCGTCCGGGCGTTTCAACAGATAGCCCTTCTCTTTCAGTTCCCTGAAGACTGGCGATTTCTGGCCGATGTACGGGTTGATCCATACGCAGACCTTCAGCCCTTTCTCCTTCAGACGGCGGATCATCCCTTCCGGGTCCGGGAAGGTCACCGGGTCCCACTCGAAGTCGCACCACTGGAAGGCCTTCATCCAGAAGCAGTCGAAGTGGAAGACGTGCAGCGGCAGGTCGCGCTCGGCCATGCCGTCGATAAAGCTGTTTACCGTCGCTTCGTCATAGTTAGTGGTAAACGAGGTGGTGAGCCACAGGCCAAACGACCACGCTGGCGGCAGCGCCGGACGTCCGGTGAACTGCGTATAGCGGTTGAGCACCTCTTTTGGCGTCGGGCCGTCGATGACGAAATACTCCAGATACTCGCCCTCGACGCTGAACTGCACCTTGGACACCTTCTCGGAGCCGATTTCGAACGAGACGTTTTCCGGGTGGTTCACCAGCACGCCATAGCCACGGTTGGTGAGGTAGAACGGGATATTTTTGTACGACTGTTCAGTGCTGGTGCCGCCGTCGCGGTTCCAGGTTTCGACCGTCTGGCCGTTGCGCACCAGGGCGGTAAAACGCTCGCCCAGGCCGTAGACGGTTTCGCCCACGCCCAGATCCAGCCGCTCGAACATGTAGTTGCGATCGCTGTTGCCATCCTGCACGTAGCCGTTGTTTTTCAGCTGACTGCCGGTGATGCGCTGCCCGTTCCTGAGGAAATCGAGCGCCCAGAACTCGCCTTTGGTGACGCGCACGCTGACGTTGCCGCTTTTCAGCTCGGCAAACCCGGCGTTGTTTTCAATCTGCACGTTAACGTCCTTCAGGACGTTGAGCGGATAGTACGGGCCGTTATCCAGCGCGCCCTGGAAGTGCTCGATGCGCACCCCGACAATCCCCTCCTGCGGCGAAAACAGGCGCACCGTGAACATCAGAGTGTCGAGCTGCCAGGTGCGCTCGCGCACGTCTCGCGGGGCGACATACACCACCAGGTCGTTGCCCTGCTGCTCCACATCGAATACCTGAACCGGATAGGTCACGTTCAGACCCGGTTGAATGAGCCAGTTTCCATCACTGATTTTCATACGTTCGTCCTCTTAGTTCTGTAATTCTTTGCTGACCGGCAGGGTGTTAAATTCCTGCTGATTACGACGCGCACCCTGTGCCAGGTCGTCCATGATTTTCATCAGGAATGGCGTTTTCAGGCTGTAGAAGCGTTTGGCGATCACCGCGCTCAGCAGGTAGCACGCTGCCGGAACCAGAGTAAACAGGGCAATAATGATGCTGATGGTGGCGCTGTTCTGGGTTTTAGCTGCGGCATCGTAGCCGCCGCCTGCCAGCATCCAGCCAATCAATGCGCCACCCAGCGCCAGGCCCAGCTTGAGCACGAACAGCGTGCCCGCAAAGCTGATGCCGGTGAGGCGTTTGCCATTGGTCCACTCGCCGTAATCGACGGTATCGGACATCATCACCCACTGGATCGGGGTCACCAGCTGGTGCAGCACGCCAATCACGAAGATAAAGGCAAACATGGTGATGTTGGCCTGCATCGGCACGAAGAACATCGCCACGCTCGCCACCGCCAGCAGGGCGTTAGTCCACCAGAAGACGCTGACTTTGCACTTCCAGTCGGTGAGCGGTTTTGCCAGCGCGGAGCCAATCAGGTTGCCGACGCAGTAGGTGGTGAGGAAGGCGACGAACAGCGCCGGCGACCCCATGATCCAGGTGACGTAATACATCATCGCGCCGCCGCGCACGCAGACCGCCAGAATATTGAGGATGGTGAGCAGGCCGACGATGCGCCACTGGTCGTTCTGCCAGATGTCGCGCAGATCTTCGCGCATGGAGGTGGTGGCAGGCGGCACCTGGATGCGCTCTTTGGTGGTGAAGAAGCAGAACGCCAGCATCATGAACGCCACCACTGACAGCACCGCGATGCCGCCCTGGAAGCCGAGCGCTTTATCCTCGCCGCCAATCAAATTCACCAGCGGCATCATCAACACCGTGGAGAGCATGCCGCCCGCCGTCGCCAGCACAAAGCGCCAGGATTGCAGGGAGATGCGCTGTGTCGGGTCGTTGGTGATCACCCCGCCCAGCGCGCAGTACGGGATATTGACCACGGTATAGAGCAGGGTCAGCAGGGTGTAGGTAACGGCAGCGTAGATCATTTTGCCGTTCAGGCTGAGGTCTGGCGTGGTGTAGGCCAGCACGCAGACCAGGCCAAACGGGATGGCCCCGAACAGGATCCACGGACGGAACTTACCCCAGCGGCTGCGGGTGCGGTCGGCAATCAGCCCCATGCAGGGGTCGGAGATGGCATCCAGCGCACGGGCCAGCAGGAACATGGTGCCGACGAACCCGGCGGGGATACCGAAGATATCGGTATAGAAAAACATCATGTACAACATAACGTTATCGAAAATGATGTGACTTGCGGCGTCACCCATGCCGTAACCAATTTTCTCTTTGACAGACAAAACATCGCTTTTCATTGTTATTCCTTCACGCGTAGGGGCGCTGAGACCGATTACATGTTTTGTAAACCATCCCCTACTCGTCAGGTATTGCGTTTTCTGGTTACGTTTTTACGATTCTTGTTTTTTGTGATCGCGGTAAAATTGCGAAGGAGATCGTAACATGAGGATTTTCTTAAGATTTAAGTTGAAGAGGTAACACAGGTCAAAAAAGGGGTGAAATAAGTGTGCGAAAAGATGGGGTAAATGTTTGAAAGTAGCTATAATGCGCCCCGCCTCCATGTAGCAATCGAGGCGCGGAAGATCGTCATCTCCGGTGAGGTGGCTGGACTTCAAATCCAGTTGGGGACGCCAGCGTTCCCGGGCAGGTTCGACTCCTGTGATCTTCCGCCAAAGTTCCTCCTCACCCATCCGTGAAAGTCTTAAAAACCCTTTTTTTTCAATCCTTATAGTGGGTTAATTATCCGTAGCAGTCCGACAACATCTCCCTGAATCCATGAAAAATATGTATAGTGATGTGTATAGATTTTTTATACACATTTTTGGCTTATACACATGGCACTTACAGATATACAAATCAAACGAGCAAAGCCCCAAGACAAGCCATACACATTGAACGACGGGCAAGGCCTGTCATTACTAATCAATCCAGACGGCTCAAAAGGTTGGCGGTTCCGCTTCCGTTTTGCCGGTAAAGCACGGCTAATGTCATTTGGCAGCTACGCCCTTGTGAGCCTCGCAGAAGCACGTGAGAAACGCGATACAGCTCGTAAGCAGGTAGCAAACGGCATAGACCCAGTGGAAGAACGTAAAGCCCAAAAGCTGGCACAGCAACTCTCAACAGAGAACTCATTCGAAGCCATATGTCGAGAATGGCACACTAACAAAGCTGACCGCTGGACAGTGGCCTATCGAGAAGAAATCATTAAGACATTTGAACAAGATGTATTCCCGTTCATCGGTAAACGCCCTATTAGTGAAATCAAACCGTTAGAACTGCTAGAAGTATTGCGACGAATAGAGAAACGTGGAGCACTGGAGAAAACAAGAAAAGTGCGGCAAAGATGCGGCGAGGTCTATCGCTATGCGATCATCACTGGTCGCGCTGAATACAACCCAGCGCCTGATTTAGCGATCGCTCTGGCAGTTCCTAAGCAAAAGCATCACCCTTTTTTATCCGCTGAAGAGTTACCTCATTTCATTCGGGATTTGGAAGGGTATACCGGAAGTATCATTACTAGAAATGCAACGAAGATAGTTATGCTAACTGGAGTAAGAACTCAGGAAATGCGCTTTGCTACATGGGAAGAAGTGGATCTTGAAAAGAGCATATGGGAAATACCCGCAGAACGGATGAAAATGCGTAGGCCTCATATTGTCCCTTTATCTACTCAAGTGATTGACCTCTTTAAGCAGATCAAGCCTATCACTGGCCATTATCCATACATTTTTATTGGTAGGAATAATCGTAGCAAACCAATATCAAAAGAAAGCGTTTCGCAAGTGATTGAGTTACTTGGCTACAAAGGCCGTGCCACAGGCCACGGATTCAGACATACAATGTCCACTATCCTGCATGAACAGGGATTTGATAGTACATGGATTGAAATGCAGTTAGCTCATGTAGATAAAAACACTATACGAGGCACCTACAATCATGCTCAATATTTAGAAAAAAGATTAAATATGTTGCAGTGGTATAGTGACCTACTTTATCCGAAAATAAATTTTGATTGGAATAATAAAAGGATCCCTTCATGAATAAAGATACAATAGTTTCTGTTTTGATTCGTATTTTAGAAGAAAAACGTGATGGACTTATTTTAATAAATGGAGAGTGGGGTGTAGGAAAGACATATTTTCTTCAAACTGAATTTAAAAAATACTATTCAAGCAAGAATCATTTTTATTTATCCACACTTGGACTAAATAGCTTACAAGATTTCAAAGATAGGATGCTAAGCATAACGTATCTAAATAATCCTTCAGAGATAAGACAGCTTGGAGAATTAACCTCAAGTGCTGCATCCGCACTTACACAAGAGGAAAGCACAGGAAAATTAACAGAGCAAATTATATCAACCTTTTCAGGTGCTATGAGAGATTATGTCCTCAAGGATCTTTCAGGTGTTTTTATTATTGATGATTTAGAAAGAACCCCCCAACCATTGAGAGATGAGATAGCAACTTTTTGCTTGCAAAGTTATCAAAATGATAACCGATTAGACTTTGTTCTTGTGGGGAATTTTTCAAAGCAAAGTGATGAGTTGTTAGGTCATAAAGAGAAAGTTGTTAGTGATGAAATATATTTTTCCATTAACAACATTGCTGAAATATTAGAGAAAAAGTTAGAATCATTAGAAGATAAACATAGAGAACTGATCTCTCAGGTTATTATTGGATTTGAAGAAAAAAACCTAAGGATAATAAATAGAGTAATCTCAAAATTATTACCCCTGTTTGAAGAACAAGATTCTGGAAAAAAAATACCTGACATAGACATAAAAAATCTAGTCAGCTCGCTCTGTGCTCACATAATACTAAAAGAGAAGTTTTCATATCAAGAAAACGATTTCCATAATAACTATATTACATCTTCTCTTAAGACACTAACGACCTCCTCTGAGGATGATCCAGATAAAATAAGCAAAGAAGAGAGCAATCTTTTGAATATCACCGCCTATAGAACATACAATGACTTAATGGTTCCATATTGTTTTAATGTGATATCCCAAAAAGACATCATCCCATTTGTTTTCAACTTCCAAGAACCGTTAAAGAAAAGTGACTACGCTACACTAACTCAACCTGAATGGTATAACATATCTGAAAGTGACTATGTAGATGAAATTAAGAAAGTAATACTCAAGACCACATCTCCCACACTGCATGCGTGGTTAATAGCAACTAACAATTACCTTAGACTTTCAAAATTAAACTACATACCCCGCATAAAAGGATTAACAAATAAAGTTATTGAAGAGAACAAAAAAAGCTTCAGCGATGAAGAAATAAAAAGATATTTTCTTGAAACGGCCCCCAATATTGATGATATCCCATTACACATTTTGAGAAGAGATGACAATGAATTACACAATTATTTCCTCAATAAATATAGCGAGATAATCAAGAAAGATAAAATAGAAAAACTGAAAGAAAAAATGAATAGCGCTGGCTGGTGTGCAATTGACATGGATATTTATCAATCAAAATTCAAATTCAATCTGCTTGAAACTCTGGATGTAGAACTCATCATAAATGGCATAAAAAACACTTGGTCTATTCAAGATATTCAGATGTTCTCGAACCACTTATCCTCTCTCTATAACTTTTCTAACCTTGCAGACTATCTTACTGCTGAACTGCCTCATCTTAAGAAATTACATTCATCCATAAGTGCTCATCACAAAAGAATCACGAGTTCATTTCGGCGTGGTGCAATAATTGAACTAACCGAATGCGTTAAACGCATAAAAGAATCATTAGAACAAAGCATCTCTTTCAAAAATAGTCAACCTCAATAATTAATTCATACAACGTCAATGACGCGTTTAACCCCTCTGGTTTGAGTATCTTTCTTCAAGCCAGAGAGAAATTAAATAACCCTACCTTAGCGCGCAATGCTCTCCCCGCCACGCCTGCCCGCTTGATGTGTCGCTTTTAATGCAGCTGCATGAGTGGGCTCAGGCCGCAGCAGGGCTGGCGCGGGAGAGGGTTTTGAGGGGTTAAAAACGCATGCAAAACCATGCACCTGATGCATGCATGGCTATTTCTGCAAAAATGGCGGGATTTTCGGGTATTTTTTCCGGGCTACCGGGCGGCCAGTTCAGCGCGTTTAATCACGTAATTATGATTTTGTGCAGGGGTGTATTTTTCACGATTATCAGCCCGCGAAGCCGCGTCAGGCCTGAATCCGGCAGCCGTTAATAATTCACTGTCCTGTGCTGAATAATTAATTTTTTCGCCTCTGGCAAGCCAGACCACCAGGGCTTCACGCAGATAATCAACGGAATGCTGCATGACGCATTGTTTTACGGCGCTGTGCTGCCCGTTATAGCCCATCAATTCAGGTGCCAGCGCGGCGGCCAGCTCAGCACCGTGCGACACCATAAAATCATCCAGCCGGTTACGGATACTGATGCGCTGCATATCCTCATGTGAACGGATATAGCGCCCGGCGCTCTGGTTCACCTCCCATTTCTTCACATCAATAATGTCGCGTAGCATTTGCAGTGACCGGGCACCGCTGTCATTCCCGGCAACAAATATGTCCTGATATTCCCGCTCAGCTTCCGCCAGTTCATTTTTACGGGTAAGCCAGGTGTTTTTATTTTTCTGGCAGGTATCAAAGGCCTGCGCCAGTGTTATCTCATTCATCCTGTTTTCCTCAGTGGCGCACGGACGAGCGCGCGCGGTCTGCAATCCGGGACGCGGCTGCGGGGTTTACCTGAGCCGGTGTCTCCTCCTCTTTCTCTGCGGGCGGGCTTATCACTTTGTCGAGGGATTCCAGCGTGCGGAAGGAAGCCGAACAGAAGACATTCACGCACTGGTGATAGCTCTGCTTAACCGTATCTGACAGATAACGGCTGGTACGCACGTGGGCGGCATTCTGGCAGAACGGACAGCGCATCATGACAGCAGCCCCCGCGCTTTCAGGTCTTCTTCTCGCTCGCGCATTTCCTGGTGGAATTTATAGCGGGCAGTCGGGGTGGATGCCCGGGTCGTATTCATGTGCGGGAGTGTCTCAGCCGACAGACCTGTGCGGTAAAGAACGGGTTCATCGTTCAGACGGATGTGACACGCCTGAATGGCATTTTTCAGCCATGCGGCCACCTCGTTCATGATGGCTTTTTCCGGCTCCACATAACCAATTGCCGCCTCTGCCTCACTCTCAAGTACGCCACTGTGCGCCAGCATTTTCAGCTTCATCGCGCGGACAAGCGCCCCGCAGCTCTCACGAAGCGCGCTGTCGAGCTCGTGTGACGAATATTCTTTCAGGACGTGCCCATGCGCCTGACGGTAAGCTCTGGCTGAGGCGCCGCAGGCTCCGTCCAGCCTGTCACGTTCAAAGGTCAGTACCTCTGCCAGCGCGTCACACTCCTGCGCCAGCTCACGGGAGGCAACGCGCATCAGATGGCGGTTTCTGAGTTCATCAGTCAGCACCGAACCGGCGGCACGAAAGGCACTGCGCCATTCGCTCATGTCACTGCAGCTCTCCTGCTCCAGTCCTGCTTTCTGTTCAGCGGTACGGGCTATGGCGGTGGTGGTTTCATCCAGCTTACGGGCATTTTCGGTGTGGGTGGCTTTCGCCTTATCGAGACGGCTGAATGCCGGTTTCAGGTAATCAGGGACGGAAGTGTCGGTCATGGTCATGCTCCTCAGTGATATCAAGATGAGGAGATTCTGCCGCGCCCCGCACAACAACTCGACTCATTGCAGTTGTGGCAGTTCTGGCACAAACAGCACCCAAAAACCCGGCTTGCCAGAGAAAGGTCGCAGGAAACCCTTACTCATCGTTTGTTTTTTTACTGTTAACTGTTCACCACTCTTCACCTTAAGCAAAAAGATAAGGAATACAGTAAATTAAAGGGTGAACAGTTGAGGATATGACTGTTCACCGTCTGTTCACCACTATTCACCATCACTGCTAGTCTCTAACAATGATTCATTGTTTTTATTGTTAAATTTCCTACTATCCATCGAAGAAACTAATCAATAGATTTTTATGAACGTCTCACCGCGTCGTGTGCCAATTTTTTTTCGAATTTTTATTTGTCTGTTCAAATAAGAGCCAAAGTCGCTCTACGACACGAGAGGCGTATGTTGCACTGGAGAAAAATATTCACAAAATAGAGAGCTACCTGAAGCCGGACAGACACGACCGGCACTGTATGGACTTTATGAGGTAGCCCGATGCACACCGCTTTTTCTTCCCCGTCTTCTGCCCCAGCAACCCCGTTAATGTCGGTTTCTGATGCCGTAATGGAGCGCTTCATTCGTCTGCCAGAAGTGATCCACCTGTGCGGACTTTCCCGCTCGACGATTTACGACCTCATCAGCCGGGAGGCGTTTCCGAAGCAAATCTCGCTCGGGGGTAAAAACGTGGCGTGGGCACAGTCTGAAATCACCGCATGGATGGCAGATCGCATTGCCGAACGTAACCGGGGCTATGACGCATGATGATGGCCGCTCAGCAAAAAGCCCCTTTTTCTGGCTTGCATCCGTTGTATGTTTCCTGGTACAGTTTTTTCGCTGTCGCAAAATCGGCAGCCGGGCGTGAGAACCCGAGTTACTTCAAGGCGACACCTGACGCGCCACGCGTCTTTTTTTGTGTCTGTGCTTTTGTGCACCCATTTATCGGGCAACGGTTCTTAGTCTGTTGCGCCGTCAAAATAATGGTGGCTCAGGCGGGGCAGCCTTCGGGCTGGCCGGTTCCCTTGAAGGCCGGTTTCTCACCCCCGTCTGGGCTACCACCCGAGCGTGAGAACTCCGGTGGTGGCGATAACCGCTACTTCAAGGAGGTTGCCCTTATGGCTACGACCCTCACCCCCTCACACCCGCAGTTTATCTTTGTGTTTGCCGCCGTTCGTCGTGCAGACCGTAAACCCCGTATCTGTATGCTCCGCACCATCGCCGGTGATGAACATACCGCACGTCTTTCCCTCGTTCGCGATTACGTCCTCTCGTTTGCTGGCCGTCTGCCGGTTGCGGAGGTGTGCGCATGAAACACACCACCATCACGATTCAGGAGCTCGAATGCCTGGAGCATCTGCGCAACGTTGGCCACTTCGTTAACAGCCTGATGCAGGAGCAGGACTGCTCCACCGTTCGCCGCGACCCGGCGCAGCAGTCGCAGCTCACCTCCGTGATTTATCTCATGACCGCCCAGCTCGATGGCGTGGTCGAGCAGTGCAATCAGCGCTGGCTGACCACCGGGGAGGGCAACGCATGAAAAAGCCATTACCGCCCGTACTCCGTGCCGCCCTTTACCGCCGCGCCGTGGCCTGTGCCTGGCTGATTGTGTGCGAGCGTCAGCGCCGCTACCCCCATCTCACCCTCGAGGCGCTGGAAAGCGCCATTGCCGCCGAGCTGGAGGGCTTCTACCTGCGCCAGCACGGCGAGGAGAAAGGCCGCCAGATTGCCTGTGCGCTGCTGGAAGATTTGATGGAAGCCGGGCCGCTTAAGACCGCCCCGTCACTGTCCTTTCTGGGGCTCGCCGTGATGGATGAACTCTGCGCCCGCCATATCACATCGCCTGTACTGCACTGAGGGAGAAAATAACGATGAAAATGAACGTAACGGACACCGTAAAACAGGCGTGCGGCCACTGGCCGCGCATTCTCCCGGCGCTGGGTGTGAAAGTGATTAAAAACCGGCATCAGGCCTGCCCGTTGTGCGGGGGTTCTGACCGCTTCCGCTTCGATGATAAAGAGGGGCGCGGCACGTGGTTCTGTAACCAGTGCGGCGCGGGTGATGGCCTGAAACTGGTTGAGAAGGTGTTCGGCGTGTCGGCCTCAGAGGCTGCCGGAAAGGTGGATGCCCTGACCGGCAACCTGCCGCCGGTTGCCCCGGAGGTGATTGCCGCCGCAGAGGCGGAAAACGATGCTGACCGCAAAGCGGCGGCCACACTAGCCTTAAAACTCCTGGAGAAGACCCGCACGACCACCGGCAACGCCTACCTGACCCGCAAGGGCTTCCCCGATAATGAGTGTGTGATGCTGACGGCCACGCATAAAACCGGCGGTGTGACATACAGTGCCGGTGATTTGGTTGTTCCGCTGCATGACGATACCGGCGCGCTGGTTAATCTTCAGCTTATCAATGCTGACGGTCTCAAACGCACCCTGAAGGGCGGCGCGGTAAAAGGGGCATGTCATACGATCGAGGGGCAGAAACAGGCCGGAAAACGGCTGTGGATAGCGGAGGGCTATGCAACAGCACTTACCGTGCATCATCTGACCGGAGAAACCGTCATGGTCGCTCTGTCGTCCGTGAACCTTCTTTCTCTGGCGAGCCTTGCCCGACAACAGCACCCGGCGTGTCAGATTGTGCTCGCCGCCGACCGTGACCTCAGCGGGAACGGCCAGACCAAAGCCGCAGCGGCCGCACTGGCCTGTGAGGGGATTGTTGCCCTGCCGCCGGTATTTGGTGACTGGAATGATGCGTTTATACAGCGCGGCGAGGACGCCACGCGCAAAGCTGTCTATGGTGCCGTCCAGCCAGCCACACAAAGCCCGTTCGACACCATGAGCGAGGCGGAGTTTACCGCCATGAGTACCAGCGAAAAGGCGATGCGGGTGCATGAGCATTACGGCGAAGCGCTGGCCGTGGACGCCAACGGCCAGCTCCTGTCCCGGTATGAGGCCGGGACATGGAAAATTATCCCAACGTCAGGTTTTGCACGCGACGTGGCCGGCCTGTTCCAGCGACTGCGCGCCCCATTCTCTTCAGGGAGAATTGCCTCGGTGGTCGACACTCTAAAACTGATTATTCCGCAGCAAAATGCACCGGCACGACGTTTGATTGGCTTCCGTAATGGGGTGCTCGACACCCAAAGCGGATTATTCAGCCCCCACAGTAAAACGCACTGGCTACGCACGCTGTGCGATGTTGATTTTACCCCGCCAGTGGAGGGGGAAATGCTGGAGGCGCACGCGCCGAATTTCTGGCATTGGCTCGACCGCGCAGCAGGTGGAAACGCTCAAAAACGGGATATAATTCTTGCCGCGCTGTTTATGGTGCTGGCGAACCGCTACGACTGGCAGCTCTTTCTCGAAGTGACCGGTCCCGGCGGGAGCGGAAAAAGTATTCTGGCCGAGATTGCGACCATGCTCGCCGGGAAGGATAACACTACCTCAGCGACTATCGAAACGCTGGAGTCATCGAGAGAACGTGCTGCTGTAATTGGTTACTCGTTGATTATTCTCCCCGATCAGGAGAAGTGGAGCGGGGATGGTGCCGGTATAAAAGCCATCACCGGTGGCGATGCTGTCTCGGTCGATCCGAAATACCGCGATGCGTACTCCACCCATATTCCGGCAGTGATTCTGGCCGTGAACAACAACCCGATGCGCTTCACCGATCGCAGCGGTGGTGTGTCACGACGGAGGGTGATTATGCATTTCTCGGAGCAGATCGCACCGGAGGAACGCGATCCACAGCTGAAAGATAAAATTGCCTGTGAGCTGGCTGTCATTGTGCGCCAGCTTATGCAGCAGTTTAGTGATCCTATGACGGCGCGGAGGTTGCTCCAGTCTCAGCAGAACTCTGAGGAGGCAATCAACATCAAACGTGACGCAGATCCGGCCTTTGATTTTTGTGGCTATCTCGAAGCACTGGAACAGCCAAACGGAATGTATATGGGTAACGCCAATATCGTCCCACGACAGCCCCGCAACTACCTTTACCACGCCTATCTGGTCTACATGGAAGCCAACGGCTACAAGAATGTCCTGAGCCTGAAAATGTTCGGGCTGGGGCTACCGTTGATGCTCAAAGAGTATGGGGTGAATTACGAGAAACGACATACCCGGCAGGGGACGCAAACTAACATCACGCTGACGGATGAAAGCAATTCCGACTGGCTACCCAAATGTGATGACACACTCGTGATTTAACCTGATAAACCGGCGCAAGCCGGTTTTTTTTATAAATTCAGTATGGAATGAACGCCTTGATGAACATTCAACCCTTCACTGATCGTTCTTCACTAACCACTTATCATATTGATTTCATTGCATAAAAAATTATAGTGAACAGAGTGAGCAGTCAAAGACAAAAAAAGTTTATCTTGATCTTAAATGAAAATCTCTCATCGGTACTATTGGGATTTTTAAAGATAGAATGAAAAATATACAATTTTTATTTGTATGCGAAATCAGAGATGACGCTCAAATTATTGGGAAAAATACAATAAAACTTGTTTCACTTAACTCTTCCTAAGCATGATTTGTTGTGCTAAATTTTTTTTACGGCTCTGCCTTAAATCTGCGAGGTCGTTTCGCCTCGAATTATCTAATGTAAGCAAGATCACGCATCCGCCACTCTGGATGACCGCTTGTCGCACTCTCTGGATTACCTCCGGTTGCGCAAGGTGATTGGGCAGAGCCGTAACTTTTGTTCAAAATGCGAGGGAGCGTA